GACATTGTTTCATAATATTTAACGAGTGTTAGTGTGTCTGGATTTATTTGTTGGATTCGTGGTCCTATTGACGTTAAGGGTTCATTGAAATTATTTGTTGTTTTAGTTTGTCCTGTAGTTATTTTATCACATATTTCTTTATTTGATTTTTCTAAGTTATCTAATTTTTCAAGAATCTTATTTAAAACATCTTTTTCAATTAAACAAAAATTGAAATTATTATTAACATCTTTTGCTAATTTAAGTTTTTCTATTTCTAATTTATCTTTCTCTAAATCTTTTTCAGTATATTCTGTATAATTTTTTATAGAACCATTTATAATATTCATTAACATAGGATATGTTAATTTATCACCTATTAAAAACAATTCTTTTTCAGTTGTATGATTTTCTAAATCTTTTACACGTGAATTTTTAATATTGGAATGATTATGTAGAAAACTTTCAAAATCTTTACTTTTTTTAATACTAAAACAATCTAATAATACACATTCTTCATAATTACTTTTATGGTCATTAAATCTTAAATTAATATCTTTACGAGTTTCTCCTATTTTAATAACATATGATTTATTTTCATAAGTTTTTACACGAATAATATAAACTAGTGGCGATTTATCTGCATATTCACGAAGTAATACAGTTTGCTTTTCTAGTTCTTTTGTTTTATTTAATTCTTTGTTTATAAAATTGTCTTTTTTTTCTAATTGTAATTTAAGTTCGTTTGTTTCTTCTTGTGTAAGTTCGTGTAGAAGTTCTTCTAATTTAATAAAATAATCATGAATTTCATTTGCTTTTCTAGTATTAGCTTTGATGCAAAATAATTTAAATGTATATGTTGTCATCATATAACTAATTTTATTAAATCCTCCTAAATTTTTTTTGCGATTTACTTGCAGGGAAAGCGTAATATAATCTTTATCTTTGATAAATTGTTTTTCTAATAATTCTTTTGCTTTTACTTTTTGATTAAAACCAATCCACTGCCATATATTATCTAAATCAATTATAAAATCCGTTTTACTATTATAATTAAGATAACAATAAAATGATGCTACAAATAATTGTTGTTCATTAGTTGTAAATGTATCTTTTATTTTATTTAATAATTTACTATTATACACTTGAGATAACTTTGTAACTGGATTTTTTTCAATTAATTCAATAATATTTAGATTTTTTGTATTTTCCATTTATTAATAAATAAATATATTAATAAATCTTTATATATATGGTTTGCGCTTTTATAATTCACGTATATTATTTTCTAAAAGCGCGTATTTATAAATAAAAAAATTACATCTTATCGTATTCTTCTAATTTTTCTTTAGTTTGTTTTAACTTTTCTTTTATATCTATAGCCATAGATTTTGTTCCTTCCCATCTTCTCTTTTCTAATTTAGGATGTTGTTCAATACAAAACCAATTACGCATTTTCTTTTGTGGTCCATATGTTCCTTGGTAATATACAACATATTTTGGTATATCTGCGTGAGTTACTCCTTCTGGTAAAGGACGCGCATTACATTGTCGTTTTCTCTTACCACGATTCTCATTTTGTAAAGATTGTGTTGCAAATCTTAGGTTAGTATGTTGATTATCTAGTTTATTTTGATTTATATGGTCTACTGATAAATTATCTCGTTCTTTAACATTATATTTTTTACAAACTAATTGATGAAGATATATCATTGTATTATCATGATTTGGATAACTTTTTGTAGCAATATAACCTGTTGTATGAAAATGCCAAGTAGGATAAATATCTATCGCTGGATTAATAATTTCTTTAAATTCTTCTTTTGAGAAATATGTATAAGTATCTTTAAAACAATACATTATATAAAACTCTTTATTATCTTTATCTTTTACTAACCAATATGGATTTTTTAACGAACCTGTGTCATATCCCATTGTAACAAAATGTCCTGGGTGTGCAGATATAATAGTAAATTTTTCTTTATTGGGTATATTATATTCATCTAATGTTTTCCATGCATCTTTAACATAATTATTATCCTTTGAATTATCATTATACAGCTCTCTATTTAATTCAATTACTGACTTACTTCGTTTTTCATATTTTCTTTTTTCTTTTATTTCATTACTTTGGTCACTAGTATCTTTATCCTTTATGGTTTTATTTTTTTTTACAATAGTTTTAGTTAGATATTTATTATCATCTGTATTATTTATTATTTTAATTACTTCTGTATCGTCAAAATTATTAATATTATCATTAACAATAAACTTTATTAAATCAACTTTAGTTTTAGGTTGTTTATCTTTTGATACTTTAACTATCTTTTTAGTAACACTCATACCTGTATATATTAATAAATACATATATTTTATTAATATATTAAACGAATATTATTTCACTTTTTATTAAAAAATATAATCTATACTATTTTTAATTCTAGTTTGCATAAGCGACACCCGCCATACCAGACATAACTCTAAGAACGTTGTAAGAGAAGTCGAAGATGTAAACGTTAGTGTTAGTGAAAAGGTCAAGAGGACCAGTTGTTACAGCAGATGTAGCATTGGGGTTTCTGAGGTTATCAGAGTAGGTTACAGCGAGGAGAGTTGTGTCGATACGAGAAAGGTTAGCACTGCCGCTGGGTTGGTGTTGTTCAGGGTGTAAGGCGAATGAATAAACGTTGACACCATCAGCAGGGGTGCGGGTGTGATGTTGAGCAGGTTGAACATAGTTGAAGTAAGGACCATCTTGAACGGAGAATCTGTCATGACCATTAAGTTTGAGTTGGGCATTCATGACAATGTTACCTTGACCATCAAGTTGGAGACCATAGTTGAAGGGTTGGAGAACAGTAACATCATCAAAGTTAACTTGGTTTGCGGTTGTTGATCTTTCATCAGTGCAAGATGAAAGAGGAACTGAAACATCAGCAAGAGTTAAATCATGAGATACAACTTGAACGGCACCAGGAGGTAAGCAAACACTAACTCCTGTTAAAGCTGCATATTCAACTTCATAAACACCACCAGTAGTGGTTATTTGGAGCCATGAATCAGCAGCGCCTTCAGAAATAGTAACTAAAACACTTCTTATTTTTGCTGAAATAGCAGCACCAGTAGTAGTTTCTAAAGCGTCAACATTTACGTATAAAACATTATCACCAGCAGTAACACCATTAGCAGTATTTACAAGAACGGTGATATCTAAGCTAGAATATTGATTACCATTAGTAGGTTTTACGTATTGTGATGAATTAGCGGCAACTGCTGGTAATTCAACTTCAACCCAGGTGCCTGTAGGCTTAGCGTTAGCAAGGCAGAACATGCCAGCTGCAACATTGTTAGCGGCAGCTTCAAGAGCATCAGCCCAAGCACTTTCACTTTGAGAACCAGTGTATGTTAAGAAAGATTCACCAGCAGTCCAGGCACCAACTTTGGTGGCAAAGACGAGTTCTTTGGAAGGATGGTTGAATTCAAGTTTGTGTTTAACATTAGATGAAGAAATAGATTCTTCACCATTGAATTGGAGTTGTTCAATTAAATATTCGTGACCAACTTGAGCGAATCTTCTTCTTTCTTCAGAGTCAAGATAGATATAATCTACCATAAGACCACATGAACCAAGAACGACAGAAGGTGTTGCGCCAGAAGCCCATCCTAATTCGTTTACAACTAAAAGGTTGCTAAGTTGTTCTAATTCAATGTTAAGTCTGACTTCATGATATTGGAGAGCAATAAGAGGAAGAGCAAGACCAGTGTTTCTGCAGAACCAGAATTGGAGAGGAACATAGAGAGTGTAACCATTGATAACATTTGCACTAGGAACACCTGTAGCTTCAGCAGCTCTGCCAGTTCTTAATTCAGTAAGTTCAGGAACATCACCAACCATTTTGTTATAACCTCTTTCTTGTTCTTCAGTGTGAGTGAGTTCATACCAGAGATCCATCCAGGTGGCCCAGTGTTTGTCAATTTGAGAACCACCAATTGTGATTTCAACATTCTTGACAAGAGCATGACCAACTCTTCTTACCCATGCAGCTTTAGTGCAGAAAGCTTCAACACCTGAACCATCTACTACAAAATCATCTACAGTTAAAGCAGGTAAGTCAAATCTAAGGTAAAGTCTTGTAGCAAGATCACCGTTTCTAAGGATTTGAACTGTGTGTCTGCCTCCAAATTTAGCAGAGTCAATGGGATGTTCAATGCATTCCATTGAGAAGTTAGTATGTCTTCTATATACTACTTTGAAGTAAGTTATTTGAGGATTGCCAGTAAGATATACATCTTGAGCACCATAAGCAACTAATTGGATTAAACCACCGCCCATATTAATATAATTAAAATCCAGAAAAAAAATATTTTTATAATATTTTATTTATAATTTATTTTTAATAAATTATCTTTATAACTATCATTATATACTTTTTATATAATTTATATTAAAATATTAATAGTGAGTTTTTTCTGTGAGTTATAAATAGTAATATTTAAGAATATATTTATATTAGCACTTTTATTTAATTAATTATAATTTCAATTCATAATATTAAATTATAATACTAAATTATTATAAAAAATACTTCATAATTGTTATTTTTTTACTTAAAAAATATTTATTATTTTCTAATATTAAACGTTTGAAATGACTAATACTTTTAAAATTAAACCATCCAAATTAAAATTTACTCGTGAAAAGAAAACACTTGATGAAATACATAGAGATACTTTAGATAAATTTGATGAAACAAATAGTATTATTATTTTAAAAAAACAAAAAACATTAGTTTTAAATAAAAAAATTGAAGAACTAAGTAAACAAAGTAATAATAAAGATAATGATTTAAAAATCAATATTTTAAAACAAAAAATAAAAGATATTAATAATGAAATTGTAAACTTATCCGCATTAAATAATGAGCTAGATTATTTTGAAAAAACAAGAGATATTTTAATTAAATATTATCAACATGAACATAAAATTGATAATGAAATATATGATAATGAAATATATGATAATGAAATATATGATAATGAAATATATGATAATGAAAAATATGATAGTAATATTAATATTAATATTAATAATAATGATAATGATATTATTAATAATGATATTAATAATAATAATAATGATATACCTATGTTAAAATCTAAAATAATTAATCAAAATGCTGATACTGCTAAAGATTATAAGAATGATGATAATACTGATAATTATGATAATACTAAAAATTATAAGAACGACGATATTCTTGATAGACTCAATAAATTAAATGAAATTACAAATAAAAATATTAAAGAAAAAAAAACCATAAAACGAAAAAAAATAAAAGAAGAAATACCACAATATAAATCTATTTTAAGCTATTTAATAGATAATGATATTTCTAATAATAAATATATAACAAATTTAACAAATTTAACAATTAATAATAATATAAATAATATTAATAATAATACTAATAATATAGTTAATAATGATAAAGGAACATTAAAAGAACAATATTTAGCATTAACTGATTCATTATATATTTGTGAGAAAGTTAAATTATCATCAATAAAAACATGTTCAACATGTAACATAGAAACAACATTAATACATTCTGAAGGAATATATGTTTGTCAAAATTGTGGTAAATTTGAATATTTAATAATAGAAAGTGAAATACCATCACATAAAGATAATTTAAATGAAAAACCGAAATATCCATATAAAACAATTAATCATTTAATAGAAAGATTAAATCAATTTCAAGCAAAACAAACAACTTTAATACCTTCAGAAATATATAATTTAATAAAATTTGAATTAAAAAAAATGTTAATTGCACCAGATGAAATATCACCACATATTATTAAAAAAATATTAAAAAAATACAGATTAAATACTTACTATGAACATAGTTTTTTAATATTTTCACATATTACAAATACACCTCCGCCATCACTAACACGTGATGAAGAAGAAAAAATTAAAATTATGTTTAGACAAACTGAATCTCCTTTTAAAAAATTTAAACCAGGTGATCGTTCTAATTATCTTAATTATTCATATGTATTACATAAATTATTTTTAATATTAGCAGATTTATCAAAAAATGAAGATATTATAAAAAGAATGTATAACAACTCAAAATATTTTAGTTTATTAAAAAGTAGAGATAAATTAAGAATGCAAGATTTAGTATGGAAAAATATTTGTAAAGATTTAAATTGGCCTTATCATCCATCTTTTTAATTTTCTTTAATTTATTAAGTTATTTATATAATTTAATAATTTATAACTTAATATATTTAAATAAAAAAATACTAATTAATTTATAATTAATGTCTGAAAATATACAACCCAATAGTTTATTGAATGCTCCTGAAATTACTCAAGAAAATACTACTGTTCTAACTACTTATGAAGAAGATATGAATAAATATACTAAAATAGATAATTTGGATGAAGATAATGGAGATATTCAATATATTTTAGTTTCTTTTGTTTCACCTGAAAAAGTTATGAATTGTAATATTAGAGGATTAAAAATAAGACATTATCGTAATAGACCTGCTATTTTTACAGATTATGCTGCTGCACAAAAAGCAGCTGAAGAATTAAATGAACGTGATAAATATTTTGATATATTTGTAATGCCAACTGGTAGATGGTGTGCATGGGATCCATCACCAGATGATAGAACAAAAGTAGAATCTGAGAAATGGGCTAATAAAGATCAGCAAGAATTAATGGATAATCTTGAAAAAATGAATACATTAAAACAAGAAAAAGATTT